TATTTGTCCGTAGGCAGCTAAAGTTTTAGTTTTAGTTACTTTAATAAATACTCTAGATTTTTCAGCTTCTGTAAATTGAACATCCGACCCATACAAACCTCTATAGTTTTTGTAAGCTTTTAACCATCGTTGTTCATCTGTAAATCTAGCTGTTTCAGCTTTAGAGTATTTTTCATTTACGTATGCGACTACTGATGATTCTGACTGCAAAGTAGAATCGTTATCTTCTACTGCAGATACTTCATCTGTATCAAACATTACTTCATCTTGTTCTATTGCCATATTTAATATCCAAAATTAGGGTCTGCTGCTTTAAAACCTGATACTGTAGTCATAGGATTAAAATCAAACAAACTGCTTCTAGGTCGAGACATAATGCCATATCTTAAAGCATCATATAAGTGGTCTTCTGAGTTAGTATTTATATCTTCGGGGTTTTTCTTGTCCAAAGGTAGTGATGGAAGTTGAGAAATAATATTTGTACAGCTATTAAAAAACACCAAACGAGGTTCTTCTGTGAACTCGTCAACTTGCAATCTTCTATGGATTTCATTTTTACCTGCAACTCTACTTCCTCTACTTCTATCTGATGGTCTCCATCTACAACCTCTATGTATCATCTGTTCTGCCAAAGATGGACCAGTATCCCCACGTTTATGCCACAAGCTGCTATCAAGAACACCGTAAGAAATAGTTCCGTCATCTTTCTCCGCTTCTAAAATCATATCAGCTAAATCAGTAGCTAAAACTTTATGCGTATATAATTCTCTGTACACTACTAATTGTTCACTAGGACTTACAGCAATCCACACCACGCCACTGTAGCTTCCATACCCATAGTCACAAGCCCTAAATTTCTTCCAACTTTTAGGAATATCGAATGGCTCAATAACATGTATTTCTCTATTCCATTCTGAAAAAGCAGCACCTTCTGCAACATCCCAATCTCCTTCTAAAAGTTGTCTTCTTTGATGCTCTGGAAGAGATAAGAGCATTGTTTCGTAATCACCTGATTCAGCTAAATATGGATTATCAAATAATTTAGCAGGTATAAATCTACGTTTAAATAATGGAAGTCCTTCTTTTGAATGACCGTTAGGATATGTAAGAGGTCTTCCAGTTTCATCTGTAGCAGCAAAAGCTGTATTTGATGGAGCAGGGTCTATAAACATTTTTTTAACCCATTGATGTCCTGCTCCTCCGGGATTAGTTGTAGCTCTCATAGCTATTGGTAAGTCTGAAGCAGGTGTACGCAAGCGAGAGCGTAAGTAATTCCAAGCAAAAGGGGTAGCCCACTGTGTAAGTTCATCAAATCCAATCCAACTAAATGCCAATCCTTGATATCGTAATACATCATCATCTCTATCTAAATATGAAAACCAAAGTCTTCCACCTTGAGGACTAACCCATTGCATCTTTCGTTCAGACCACTTAATGTTAGGAATAGCTTTAGGATATAATTCTTGTGATTTCCAAACTAATTCTCTTAACTCTTCTGTTGTGTGTCGTATAAGCAATCCAGAAAACTGTGGGTGTGTAATGTATCGTAATGGGTCTGCAAGCATTGCGTAGCTCTTACCGCCACCTGCACTGCCGCCATATAGTACCTCACGTTCACTAGAAGCTAAAAATTGTGTTTGTGGACCTTTATTAGGTTCAAAGATAACTTTGCGTCCACCATATAAATCTGTAGTACTATTGGACGGTATTGACTGCTGTATCGGTACAGTCTCTGTATGCTCCAACTCTTTTGGTTTCAAGTTTTTCTGCCGCTTCGATTGCTGCTTTGTATTTCGCAGCCCATTGGCGTTTAATTTTAATTTGTTTCTTACGTTGTTGCTCATCTTTTACTCGTTTAGTTAACCCTACATGTGAAATATATCTATCTGTTGTTTTCGTTAGCCAACGAGCTACCTCTCTATAACTATATTGTTTTAAATATTTTTTAGCTTTCTCTAATGCTTCTAGTTCATGTTTTATAGGTAAAAGTATAGCTCTATCTTCTGTAGATACTTCGTATCCAAAAGGTATCTTAACAGCTATTCTAGGTATAGGCAACCATTCTTTTGTTTCTTTTTCTAATTCAGGTTCTGGTAAATCCCAAAATCCTATACTATCTGCATTACTCATTTTATTTTAATTTTCTTTTTGGTTGTTTGCGTCTATTAATAGCTTTTGGTACTATTCTAATATTTTTAGCTCTATTATCTAAAGGATTCATATTTTTATGGTCTACTTCTTTTCCATCACCTTTACGAACTGCTCCTGCTCTAGCTAATTTATTTCGCACAGCATTTCTAGATGCTCTACGTTTTTTCTGACTAGGTAACGCTCCATGAGTAGCGTATTCTTTTTTATAGTTTCTTTGATACGCCATATTATTTAATCTTCTTCTTCTTCTTTATTTTTAGGTGGAAGTACAAAAATACCATTAGGTACACTGACTTCCATTTTTTCAGTTTTTGAGTAGCCTGTTCTATCTAGTAAATCTTTAGCTGCTGCCATTTTATCTCTAATACCTAATTCTGTAGGGTCATGCAAAGCATTAGCCATAGAAAAAGCCGCTCTAGGAGCGACTCTAGCTAAGTATTCTTTTGTTGCCTCTGCTATTTCTTCTTTTAAAGAACGAATAACTTCAGTAGTTGATGAACCATCTGCATATCCTGCTAACTGTTTAGCTAAAGTTACATCTCCTGCTGCTTCATCAAATAATACATTTAAAAACTTTTGTTGTTTTTCAGTTAGATTTTTTGTCATATTTTCCTAAACCTTTTAGTTTTCTTAGCAATATTTTTAGGTTGAGAAGCATGTTGCTTACCACTAGCTTTAGCTTTTCGCTTTGCTCTTGTAGTTGCAGCATATTCAGAAGAAGATAAATTTTTAATAGCTGCACTTGGAAGATAGCGTTCTCCTGTAGCTTTTGAACCTTGTGTAGAAGGTTTTCCACTTTTAGTTCTCCACTTTTGTTTTGTCCAACTGTCGAGACTTTTTTGTGACGCTGCTTTAGCCATTTATTATCCATGCTATTAATATTAAAGCACCTATACCTGAAACCATTAATAGACC